CCCCGCCACATCTGCATATTGCTGATGGTCAATAACTCCATCATGCAAAGCTATTGATAAATCTGAAATCTTTGGTTTTTCCGCTTGCATCAACGGCAAATAAGAATAATCAATTACAACTTTCTCCCCCGCTTTTAAGAATGAAAAAAAGTTTTGTGTAATAATATTTACCAATTCATCTGCTACGGGAATGATAGTATTCTGATAAGTTGCCCGTTCTCCCTTTTGTTTATTTTCGTAGGTAGAGTTGTCAAAAATATTTTTATCAATTCCGTAAGCAAAACAAATTTCATTGAAGTTTGCAATGTTCTGTTCTAAAAATAAAAGGTCTTTTGTAGGAAAAGAAATAATACTTGCTTTCAAAGTTGCGTTGGTAATTATAGTTGTGCTTTGATTATCTGCCAAACCATATCCGCTTCCGTATTCCTTTTCCATTTTCTCCCTCTCATCTTTTGAAAGTCCTATTGCACCGTTACCCGCTTCGCTTGACAAAATTACTTTGGCTCCGTGATAACTTGCAATATTCAACGCTTTGAACGCTCCGATAATATTTGAAATAGGAAGTAAAAGAGAAATCAATTTACTTTCTGGATTCAATGGATTATTTCCAACTCCGTGCTTTTGAAAAATAACTTCTTCGGTAAGTAATTTTTTCTCATAGCCATTTTCACAAAGTAAATAATGACTTATAATTCCATTAAGTTCGTATTGGTCAAGTAATTTCCCTGTCGGAATTATTTTAATAAATTGCGGATTCAAATGCCAAATGACTTTCGGAAGTGCTAATAATGACGGCTGATTTTTGTAGATAAAAGTTTTCCCGAAGATAGAACGCAAAACAAAATAAGTGTATAGCCACTCCTCTAATTTTTCTAAAGGATTCGGTTGCCTGAAAAATAAAGTGAGCGGATGGTTCTCAATTTCTTTTCCCTCCTTATCCACCACTTTAAAATCACCGTTGGAAAACATCTCTGCACCTCTGCCGATAATGGTAGGGAGTGCAGGGCAAGAGTTATAAACCGCTAATAAATTATCTGCATCAACAATTATCGGACTGCCTTTAGTGGGATAGTTAGCGAATAATTGACTTTCCCTTGTAACGCTTAGTGCTTGGCGAAATCTGCCAAAAAAATTTCCGATAGAGTTCAACTGAGAAATAATCGTAGAGAAGTTCAAAGATTATTTTTTATAAAATTGTTAAGAATTTTTTACAAAAGTAGAAAAAATATTTGAATAGAAAACTATTTTTGTTTATCAGACAAACAAATGAGGCAAAGATTCACTGATTAATTGAGCCAATCCAGCAATACAATCGGGAGCGTCATCGTGTTTGCTTTCACCATTTTTTAAGTAGCTGCAAAGTTCCCGCATAAACTTATCATAATCACTTCCCTCAATTATTTCATCTTCATTCAAAAAATAAAAGTGTTCCAAAATAAAAGCGGACTGCATAAAAATTCTCGTTTGTTTTTTTGAAGTGTTAAACATGGTTTGGATTTGCGTGTTAGGCAAACTCTCTTGAAGTAGCCAAGTCGCAAACACACTTCCCTGTGAGTTGCTTTCAATTCGGATAAAAGATGGTTTAGTTTTTTTCAATAGTGCAACTGATAGAGGGCGGGTAATGCCTACTCCCGCATCGGAAAATATTACATCGGTAATCAAAACTTTTTTCTCATACACTTGTCCGATAGCTGCTGCGAGGTTATCCGTTCCCGTGTCTGCCACATCCCAGTAACCGAGTTTGTTTTGTTCTGGTAACTTATTTTCTTTTCTTTGAAGTTCCTCTGATTCTTTTAATGATTTTAGAGAAAAGCGTTTTAATAGTTTTCTCGGAAATAATATCCCTTTGAGTTCAACGGGATTCTGCTGATATTCTCCCTCAAATAATTCGGGTAGAATGTCCCTTTTTATTTTTAAATATTCAGCCGTAGTTTTTACATCTTCACAAAATGAAATCCATTCTCCTTTTTCATTTTCAATGAGTGCGGGTTGCACTATTGAAATATCATACTTGCCATTTTCAATTCCTTTGCCGATAACATCTTTGATACTCCACCGTGTCCCAATATCTATTTCGGGACAGCCCTTTTCTTTTCGTGAATCGTGGCTGCCCTGCTTCCATAGTTCAAGCGTGTCCAAATAAACTTCACTGGTTGCATCTTTGTAGCCCGAAAATAAATCGTCTGTAATAGCAAGATTTGCACCACTCCCGATAATATTCGTTCCTACACCACCACCAAAATAAGCATCCTGAGTGGAAGTTTTCAAAGCCCAGCAATTAATATTTTGTTTGTCGGGTGATAATTCTATTTGCGGGAATACTTCTTTGTATTTTTCAGAGCGGATAATATCTCGGACTGCATAACTGAATTTATTGTAGAGAGTTGCGGTAACCGTATTTCTCATTACGCATTTTGTCGGGTTGTGTCCGAGCCACCAAGTGCAAAATAATGAAAGGGAATATGATTTTCCTGCTCTTGGTGGCAGTGATGCAGAAAAGGAATTTATTTCTTTGTCCTGAATTTTTTGAAGTCCGTCTGCAATTTCTTTGAGAAAAATTCTTTTGTTGAAAAAGTCGGTATCAAGGAATAAACAGAAATACCAAAAGTTACGCCTTGCCTTTTCCTTTTTTAATTGGAATAGTATTTGTGATTCGCTCAAGTCGCTCAATGGATTCATCTAATTTTTCGTCTGAAATATTACTCAAAGGTAAGTCATTTTTTATTTCTGCTTTAATTTCCATTTCCTGTTTCGGTTTGCCGTAAGCAATTTCGTGAAGAAACTTTGCAGCGTTGGTATCTTCTTTGAAGATAGCAATTTTCGCTTGTCCGAATAAAATCATTTGCTCTACGGTAATTTCCTTTTCGGGAACACCGAAATAAGCTGCCGTTGCTTTTCGCAAAACGGATAACCTCTCATTCCCTTTTTCATCAATAATTTTCCCCGATGGGATAAGTCCCAAAATCAGTTCAGCAAGTTCCCGCCCTTTTTTCTTCTTTGCCCAACCATCCCTCTTAGATTCAATAGGTGCGGTTTGTCCTTTTTTAAATTGAGTTGCCTTGCCAGCCATCGGGTCTATTTTGTGCCTTTGTCGTGCCATAGGACCTATTTAATTTTCAATGCCAATGCCTTTTATCTTACGCTGACGGTGTTTGAATAGGACAAAGGTAGTGATTATTCCAAAATAAACTTATTGGCGAACTTCGGGCAAAATTTGAACCCCGTAATTTGTTTCCAAATATTTTTCAACTCAATGTATTTTGCAAAAGACCAATGCGAAGCAACTCCCCTATCATTACTTATCATAAACTCAACAATATCATTTTCGGAACAATCAATATTTAATGATTCGGAAATATACATTGCCTGAACATCAATGGGAGTTCCTGTGTTACTGATATAACGAAGTATCAAAGAGTTTGTAATTTTATTTTTGTCTGAAAATCTCAAAAAAGATTTCAGAGTTGTCTTACCGATATTCTTTGCAATTATTCCATCCGTTGTAAAATCATTTTCCCATACTTGCTCTGCATCAAAAATATCTTTGGCAAGTTGGCGGAGTTCGGTAATGTCGCAAGTTGAAATCATTTGCTTACGCATGGTCTCCCATGCTTTTTTCGCTGCCTTTATTTTTTTATGACATTTCATTAGAACAAAAGGTTTTTTTCCAACAACACTTCTTTGTCCCCTGCTTTCTTTTGCTGGATATGGTTTAGATAATCGTTTTGGATTTCTTTTCTTTGCCCTGGCAATCTTGGTATTTCTGTCCAAAATTTTCCGTCAAGTTCCCTCCCTGCTGCTTCGGGATAGTTGCCTCCCCATTGTTTGTGAAAAAAAGATAGTCCGCTTTCTTTTGCCCTGTCCCGAATATGCCTAATCCATTCGGCTCTATCTTCCCTTACTATCCATTTCTTTTTTTGGTAGTCATAAAAAACCAAAGCCCTTTCTTCCGCTATCTCTTTTTTCCAAATATGGTTTCCGCTTTCCCCGCCAGTGATTATCCATTGCAGTCCATCCAATTCTCCTTTGTCAAAAGTTAATGGAGCAATCAATGGCTCTGCGGATATAAATTTTATTTCCGTTTCCACTTGCTTCAAAATGTCTAATCTGAATTTTACTCGGTTATCTTCAATCGTAGTGCCTGCCCAAAAGTTTTTCGGGAGTTTTCTTTGCTTTGAAAATTCAAGCATAATTTCTGGTCGCTTTGTCAAGACCTGATATTCGTGTTGCGGTGTCTGCTCTATGACATCAATTATTTTATGTCGGTAATCATTCGGGAGTTTGTCCCAAAATAAATCCGACATTGAGTTTGCAAAAATTAAAGTCGGTTGCTTTAATTTGAACGGCTCTTTAAGTTTGTGTTCCCGAATTGTCAAATCAAATCCGTTTGGAAATGCTGCCGTCCCCCGCTTCTGTTCAGCGAGGGAGTGTGCGTAACAGAATTTGCAACCCTGTGAGATTTTTTGACAACCAGACATCGGATTCCATGTTGCCTCTGTCCAGATAATTCCTGTTTCATTCATAAAATTTATTTTTAGTTTGTTAATTAATTTACTCTCACAAATTACATCTTTTTATGTTACAAACCAAATAAAAAGCAAATTATTTTTTGTAAAAAAATCCGTAGTATTTTCTCGTCCCTTGCGGATTAATGTAGGTAATTTTATCAACTTTGTATTGTGCAAGATAATTTTTGAAAATATTAAATCCTATTGGAGAAAAAAGTGTTTTTGTTTTCTCATACATCTTTTCTGTTATTCCATATCTCAATAATA